GTGCCTTCGGACGGCGGTTCAATTCCGCCCACCTCCACCATTGAAGGGACCGAGAAGGCCCGCGAGAGCCCGGAAACCCCCGCATTTCAAGGGTTTCCGGGCTTTTTCGTTTTCGGGCTCGTTCGTCCCCGTGCGTTGCAGTTGGTGAGACGGTGGGGGCATATTCTGGGGCATCTGCCCCCTGGCCCCGACCTGATGCCCCCACTTACCGATCTGGCCCTACGCAGGGCGAAGCCTGCTGCCCGTACGCAGAAGCTCTTCGATGGCGGCGGCCTCTATCTGGAGATATCCCCGCGTGACGGCCGCTGGTGGCGTCTCAAATACCGGTTCAACGGAAAGGAGAAGCGCCTAGCCTTGGGGGTCTACCCCGACGTCCCGCTTGCCTTAGCCCGGCAGCGCCGCGAAGAGGCCAGGCAGCTGCTTGCTCGCGGCATCGACCCCGGCGAGCACCGGAAGGCGGTAGCCCAAGCAAAGTCCGAACTGGGGTCCAACACGTTCGAGGTCACAGCGCGCGAATGGCTGGCCAAGCGGGATTGGGTGCCGAAGTATTCAGTCAAGGTAGAGGCGTGGATGGCCAACGACGTCTACCCTTGGATTGGGTCCCGCCCCATCGGCGAACTGACAGCGCCTGACTTCCTGCGCGTCGCCCGAAAAATCGAGGCCCGGGGCGCCATCGAGTCTGCCCACCGGATCATGCAAAACTGCGGCCAGATCATGCGCTACGCCATCGCGACGGGCCGGGCTGAGCGAAACCCGGTAGCGGACCTGCGTGGCGCGCTCGCGCCGGCGCCTGAGCGGAACCACGCCGCCGTTGTCGACCCCGTGGAGCTGGGCGGCCTGCTGCGGGCCCTGTACGCCTACCGGGGAACCGTCGTTGTTCAGTCGGCCCTGAAGCTCGCGCCCATGGTGTTCGTTCGTCCGGGCGAGCTGAGGCAGGCCGAATGGGCGGAGATCGACCTTGATGCGGCACTGTGGAGCATCCCGGCGGGGCGGATGAAGATGCGCCAGGCGCACGTCGTCCCGCTCGCACGTCAGGCCGTTGAGGTTCTGCGCGACCTCCACAGGCTGACAGGCAGAGGCACGTTTGTTTTCCCTGGCGCCCGCAGCAGCAAGCGGCCGATGTCTGAGGTGGCCGTGCTGGCCGCGCTGCGTGTGATGGGATTCGATAAGGACACAGCTACCGGGCATGGGTTCCGCGCCAGCGCGCGTACGCTGCTGGACGAGGTGCTGGGCTTCCGTCCGGACATCATCGAGCACCAGCTGGCGCACGCGGTGAAGGATCCGAACGGCCGCGCCTACAACCGCACCACGCACCTGGTGGAGCGGACGCGGATGATGCAGGAATGGGCCGACTACTTGGACCGGCTGCGCATGGGCAATGTGGTGCCGCTGCGGCCCGGTCAGGCGGCCTGATCGTCGAGGGAGGGATCGAGGCGGCGCGCGATCGATTCGAATCGGGCGGCCTCGGTGCGGAGGCGGTCGGCAGCGCGGCGGCGGCGTGCCCTGTCTTCCCAGCTGCCGGTGCGGTCACGGTCCAACTCGGTGGCTTGCTGCCATAGGCCGGCAGCCTGAGTGCGCGCCCAGCGCGCCTTCCCCGCATTCGTCTTCGTCATGGCAGCCATGGTGCCGGCGGCGCGTCGCAGGGGCCGATACGCAGGCAACGGCAGCTAACTGCCTCAGCCCCGCCCTAGAACGTCCTGCTGGTCCAGCTGCTCGCCCCTGCCGCGCAGCACGACGTGGTCCTGGATCCACTGCAGCTTCTTCGCTACCTTCCGGCGCAGCACCTGCTCGTGGCGCAGGGCCCACATCTCGCACCCGCGACGCCCAGCATCAAACGAGCTGCAGCGACGGAGCAGCAAGGGCGCATGCACCCCTTCTTCGGGGCTAAGCCTGGCCAGCCACGTCCCGTCGACCCTCTTTTGCATGCTCGCCACAATCTCCCCATGCAGGAACAACCCTGTCGGCAGCGTGTCGAGGTGGCAGCGGGGCTTCCAGTAGAAGCCTTCGGGCATGGGGGTCAGGGTCTGGGTGTCGGCGTCCATGGGGCGGGAGCATAGGCCGGCCCAGTCTCACGGCCCGATACATCGGTGAAGCGTTCACCCCGGCCCTACCCCGCCCGGCCTATGGTCAGCCCATGTGCGGCCGATTCGTCCAGACCCCAATATTCAAACCTGACCAGCTCGGCCTGCCCGATCTGGCCCAGGACCTGCTCGAGCTGCCGCCCAGCTACAACATGGCGCCGACGCAGCGCGCGTCGGTCATCCTCGACCGCGGCACGGGCCGGCAGGTCACTCGGCTGGCGTGGGGCCTCCTGCCCTTCTGGGCCAAGGCCAAGGGCCTGCAGGGTTCGACCATCAACGCCCGCATCGAGACCGTGGCCACAAAGCCTGCCTTCCGCACCGCCTTCAAGAAGCGCCGCTGTGTGGTGCCGATGGCCGGGTACTACGAATGGTCGGTGAGCCCCGAGGACGGGAAGAAGGACCCGTGGTTCATCCACGCGGCTGGGCCGCTACTGGCGGCCGGCCTGTGGGAAGACACCAGCCCGCTGCTGGCCGAGGGCAACCTCGGCACCTTCACCATCATCACCGGCGACAGCAGCGGCGTGTCAGCGGACATCCACGACCGCATGCCGGTGTGGCTGCAGCCTGACCAGGTGGACGAGTGGATGGCCTCTGAACCCGACGACGCCATAGCGATGCTGCTGGCCAGCGAGCCACCAGCGATGGAGGCCTACCGGGTCAGCCGCGCCGTCAATTCACCCAGGAACAACGTTGCGGAGCTGCTGGAGCCGGCGGCGTAGTCAGTAGACGGTGATGCCGCGTTCGGCTGCGCGCTGCTTGGAGCGTTGGTACAGCGCGTCAACCTGCGCAGGCGTGAGCGTTTCGCCGAACACAATCGCTTCCGCGAGACGCATACCGGCCGTGTAGGTGCCGCCGGTGTAATAGGCGTTACCGACCGCAATCTGCCGGTCGGAGAGTCCGATAGCCGATGGCAGGGTGCGGGTAGCCCGCCCTACGCCGCCGACGAACGTAGTGACCGACTGCGCAGCGACTGCCACAGCCAGAAACACGTAGTTGCCCAACGCCGGAGCGAGCTGTTCTGCAGTGAGTGCAATGCCAGAAGCATGCGCGCGCGGGGTGATATTGACCGTGTTGGCGGCTGGCTGCGAGATCAGGACGCCCTTGTTGTCCAGCGTGGACGCCCCCGAAGGCCCGCCGATCACCCGCCCGTTGCCACCCACCTCGCTATCCAAACGGAACACCACGGCCAGGGTGTAGGCGGCCGCGTCGGCAACTCCCGTCTTGAGTCCGTTGATTCCATTGGGGATGACGGCGACGTTCGATTCGAAAGACGGCATGGCACCGGCCGGCACCAGGCTGCGCTGCGTTTTGAGATCCGCCAGCGAGGCCGTGTTGCCGCCCAGGAGCCAGTGCGCGATCGCGGCCGACTCAGGCCGCCCGGGATACAGCGGCTTGATGTTCGATGCGGGCACGACCGGCGCACCGGGGGCAGCGGGGATACCGGCGATCATGGTGACGATGGACTGCATGGTTACGCTCCGAGATTGATGATGGTGGCGCGGCAGGAAGGCGCTACGTGCCAGGCGGGATAGGAGTTGCCAGCCACCTCGCAGCGGCCGGGTGTCGAGTCGCGGAGGTTGCCGGTCTCTTCGTCGTTCCAGGTGGTGCCGGTGCCGAGGTAGTCCAGGCTGTAGCGCACCTGCGCGGCAGTAGCGCCATCGCCCACCAGCGTGACGACGACGGTGTCGCCGTTCTCGATGGCCACGCTGTCCACCGGCAGCGCCACTCCGCTGGCGTCATTGACCCGGAACCCATAGTCCTGCGTCGGCGGGAGGCCTGAGAGATCCAGCACCAGCGGCGCCTGCGGCACTTCGAAACGCCAGGAGATCCGTCGACCGGTCCGTACCGCAGCCAGCGGCCTGATGAAGGCAGGCGCCTTCTTGTCGATGAGGTACTGCTTCACGGCCCGGCCAAGCGCCCAGCCCATGCGGTAGCTACCCACGTTGTCCACGTGCGTGCCATCGGTGCTGTGCAGGTGGTAAATGGGACCGCCGAACGCGAACCCCGGTTCGTTCATCGCCAGGTCCAGCTGCGCCTGGCTGATCTGCCCGTCGAGAGCGCCGTTGTTGGGCGTTTGGTAAGTGATGAACAGCGGATCGAAGGCCTGACCGGTGATACCTCGGATCCAGGTGCACAGGCCCATGCGGAAGGACACCATCGCGGCGCGGTAAGCGGCAAAGGTGGTGTTCGAATCAGCCTCGCCCTGTATCCACGGAATCGCGCCCACAACATAGGTCTTGCCGGCCGCGTCGGCCAGCGCCTTCGCTTCGGTGACGTGATCCTTCAAGACCTGGATCCACGAGCTGGCCATGTCGAGCTGATCAAGGCGATATCCACCATGCCCAGGAGCCGAGACGAACAGGACGCGCTCCGCTGGTGCGATTCCCTGCTCTACCGCCGCGTGGGTGGTGAATGCATTTGCCAAACCGCTGGCCGGCGTCTCGCCGCGGTTGTTCTGCCCGTCGCCCGACACCGCGTTCTCGAACAAGGGCACCGCGGCGCCGGTGCCGGGGTTGTCGCCCGTGCTCCCGGCCTTGGTGGCACGTGGCCCGGCTTGGAAGGTCAGGTGGCTGTACCTGCTGCTGGTGCTGAGCGGCGGCAGCGCCGTGGCACCGATCGACAGCGACTGGCCGTAGAGCAGGATGTGGACCCAATCAGCAAGTGCCGGCACAGCTGCAGCAGCAAGGTCACGAAGCGGCGCAGACGCATACGCGGTGCCCGCCTGGGACGCGGAACCAAAGCGCTCACCGGTCTCGATGTTGATGGCGTCGATGATCTGCCGCTGCTCGTTGATGATGAGCGGGACCCACGGCCCGGGGCCGTCGTAGAGGAACAGCCTTCCATCCGGGTCGATCTGAGCGAATCGGTTGTTCAACGACGCCACCAGGCCCGGGTTGTTCACCGGGATGCGAGCCAGCAGATTCCCCGTGGCCACCTCCACACCCACGGGGAAGCTACCGTCATCGTTGACCAGGCCCAGCGGCACAGCGCCGTTGAAGGGGGCGACCGCCACCATATCCTGCAGCGGGCGGCGCGTTGCCTGCGTCTCTTGGGCAACGAAGGCAGTGTCAGCCTTGGAGGCCAAGGTGTTCGCACTCAGCCATTCCCAGCCATTTGCTGCAGAGGTGCGCCGCACGAACCTGCCCGCATTGGGCACGACCTGCCCGCCCGCCTTGATCGGGTCGACGTGGGAACCGCCGTCGGTTTCAGGCGGGATGTCGGCCGCGCCGCCTATTGCGACGCTCAGGCCCGGCTCAACAGAGATCAGGCGTGCCCACGTGGATTCTGCGATAGCACCAGCCTGCTGGGCCGAGGCAATGGTGTCCAGCTGCACCTGCAGCTCGCCCGCTGCCGCAGCGAGCTGGTCAGGCTGCACCGCGCTTTCCGCCTTGGCGCCCTGGGAGGCCGAGGCGAACGCTGCCGCCGGCACGTATGCCGCGTCGCCGAGGGAATCCTCCAGCTCCACGACACGTGCGACGGCAGCGGCGCCGCTCTGCTCAGCCCCGCTTACCAGCGACTCGATCTCGTCCAGATTTTCGTTGTGCTTGCGCCACGCCGTGCGGGTCGGGTCACCGAACCGGCCGCCAGGCTGCGGCGTATCAAGGTCTACTTTCTGCAGTGCCATTCTGGTTCCCCGTTACTAGGCTTGTTCTTCAACCGACACAATCGAAAGGGACTGCGTGATCGTTTGCACGTTGAAGCTGCCGGATTGGTGATAGATGTCCTGAGCGGTGAAGCCCACGATCTGGGCTCGGTAGCTGCGGTCTGCGGCTCCGTCCGCGCTGTCATTCACGGTCAGCGCGCCCTCCCAGGTGGCGATGGCGGTATCCGGACCATCGAACTCGTTGGTGATGTCCACCCCGCCGCCGCAGGTAAACGACTGCCACAGCGTCTCCGGGTTTCCAGCTATCTGCCGGTACACGTTGATCGTCGCCGTATTAGTCCCATCGCCCGCCACGAAGCCGTCGGAGCCTTGCGCCTGCTTGATGCGCACGTGCCGACGGTTGAAGCTGATGACGACGTTCTTGTTGCGTCCGTTGGTGGCGAATGGACCATTGAGCAGACTGGTCCCGATGGTTTGGGTGGTAGTCGTCTGCACCGCGTTCTTCAGCACACCCGCCGACAGCGAGCCGCCGAAATACCCGCTGCCGTTGCGATCGGTCCATAGCGTGGCCATGCCCTTTGTTGCCTGCTCGGCACCGACATTTGGGCCAGTGAAGATCATCAGATCCTGGTTGGCGCCGAACCCCGCACCGAACACCGCCTGAGTCGGCCCAGCCCACGCACGCATGTAGCCGTCGCGGAACTCGAAGCCGTCCTGGCCATCGGGAGCGGCGATCTCGAAGATGTCGTTCTGGAACCGGGTGCGCACGATCTGGCCGTTGTTGCTGATGGTCATGCCGCCCAGAACAGGCACGCCGTCCGGCCCGACACCGATCACGCGCAGGTAGGCGCGGGATTCGACCTCCGCCACGCCCATCTCATTGACCGTAACGCGCGCCTCAAGACCGCTGATCGCCTCAGCCACTACCCCGTCGACCTCGGCTCGCACCGCTTCCAGACGCTCGGACAGCGCGCGGATACCCTCGGGGCCTTCGAACACCTCCGTGCGCATCAGCTCCAGGTTGTTGGCAACCAGCTCCACCTCTCCATGCAGCTCGCTCTGGACTTCGGTCACCCGCTCAGCAAGCGCCTGCTGGTCGTTTGCGAAGGCCTCGAACGTCTCAGTGACGCTGGCTTCGAACTCGCCGAACTCGGCCACCACGGTGTCGACCCGCTTCGATACAGCGCGCGTGGCGTCCGCTGCCACCGTCATCACGGTGATCTGGCCCGCGTAGGAGTCCGGATCCCCTGCCCCGGTGTCGTCGTCGCCGGCGTGGTCGCCCACCACCTGGGCCGTGAAAGAGGTCAGCCGCTGGCCCAGTGCACTCAGGCCGTTCTCGTTTTCTTCGACGCGGACGATCACCTGCTCCACGTCCTCAACCGACGCCACCGGGCCATCACCGGCAGGCAGCCGCACAAGGATGGCGTCGAGCCTGGCCGCTTCGGCCTCGATGTCGGAGGCGTTCTGGTGCGCCATCGCGATCGCAGCGGCCAAGGCATCGCCGACGCTGGCGAACTGGCCGACCAGCTGCCAGTCGTCCGGGCTGCTGGCCGGCGGCGCGTCGATGTTGGCCCGCAGAGCACGGTAGAGTCCGTCTTCGTGCTTGACCACGGCGCCGACTTCGTAGCTGGTGGCTGGGGCCCACTCCGCCGCACCGACCAGGTCGCCGATCACCGCGCTCAGGGCGTCCGCGTGCGCGATCGCCGCCTCCCGAGCCGCATTGGCCTTGGCCGTCGCATCCGCCGCCGCCTGCTGCGCTACGCGGGTGTCCTCGTTGAACCGCTCCAGCTTCTCCTGCTCGAGATCCAGCTGCAGCTGCACCAGCTCCGCGACGCTCTGTTCGAAGTCCTCGATGATCTGGCCCAGGTTAGGCTGCAGGGTCACCGTCATCACCCGCGCCAGGGTGGAGAGCGTGCCCGAGGTGTTCCGGCTGCGACACGCGTAGGTCCACTGGCCGGACTCAGGCAGGATCGCCTCGAACGCCGCCGGGTGGTAACCCTCGTCGCCGAGCGGCGTCATCAGCTCCCAGGTCGGGCTGGGCACAGACCCGGGCACGTACCGGATCTCCACGCCGGCAAAGTTGGCCGATTGGATCGTCTCGCTGAAGAAGCCCCAGGTGTATCGCCGCACGCCTCCGCTCAGCTGCTCCACGTCGAAGAAGTCGACCAGCACCGGCGGCGCGTCTGCGCCGCGAGTGGTATAGATCACGGACGCGGCGACGCCGGCGTTGCCGTCCGGGCTGTAGGGCCGAACGGTGATCGGATAGGTGCCCGCGCCCGGGATCCGCCAGCTGGCCGTGCGCGTAACGGTGCGCGCGACCTGCTCCAGCTCGCCGTTTCCATCTGTGTCGGAAAGCACCACCGTGTCGCCGACCGGGCCGGTGATCGAGAACGTCGCCTGCAGCTCGGTGAACTCGGTGTCGCCCTGCACCACCTGCCGCTCGGTGATCTTCAGGTCGCTGGCCACCGGCCGCGTCTGCAGCAGCGACTCGTTGGGCGACGGGATGTATTCCCCCGTGTGGACGTAGTGCCAGAACTCGGCGCTCTCGGCCACAACCTCGACTGCTGCGCCCTTCAGGTCGTTCTGAGGCCGGATCCCGGTCACGCGCACGCGCAGGCCCGGCGTCTGCTTGAAGTCGTAGATCCAGATCGAATCCCAGGCGGGGTTGTCTTCGCTGTCGCCGGGCAGGGCCGCGTCGCCGGGCCACGGGTCGGCCAGCTCGAGCACGGTCGTCGTGCCGGCGAACGGCACCACGCGCATCACTCGGTAGACCTTTTCGCCCGGGATGCGCACGCCGATGAAGGCGTTCCCCTGTGCAGGCGCCGGCACCTCGGCATCCAGCTGGAGATTCACCCGCCCGCCGACAAGGCTGGCGCCGAGGATCTGCCCGCTGAAGCCCCACTGTGTCATGTCATGGGACAACGCCAACATCGACATGCGGCTGTAGGACAGGTGCTCGATGTCAGCGCCGAAGCCGATCGCCTTGTACTGGTACAGGCTCTGGGCCAGATGCCAACGCGCCATCAGCGCAGCATGCGCTTCGTTGGTCACGCCCTCGCCGGTGACCTGCGCCGGGTTGAGCATGGTGGTGACGCCAGGCGCCGGCACGCGAAGCGTCTTGGCCTCCCAGGTGGCCGCATCGAGGTAGCTGTACTCGATGCCATCGGCGGCGTTGGCCAGGGTGTAATCGACCTGGAACTGGCCCTTCTGGATCGTGGCCATGTTGACCACCCCCGAAAGAGGCTGCTCGTCGGCTGCCCACCCCACGGTAAGCTGCCCACGCGGCCAGGTGATCTGGCCGAAGCCGGCCAGCGCCAGGACATCGAGGACCTGCTGGCGGCTGCGGACGTCCGTGATCCAGTTGTCGTAGGTCAGGTTGTTGGCCGCGCAGTGCAACATGAAGCCCTTCAGGGCCTCCACGTTGATCTGCCGCTCGGGCAGCGCCATACCTGCTACCAATTCACCGGTGGGGGCATAGATTCCGCGGGCGAAGGCAAGGATCCACGCGCCTGGATTGCTGGTGCGCTGGGTCACCCACTGGACGCCATCCCACACAGGGATCGGCATGGAATGCGCCACGCAGCGGATCTCGTCCGGCGCCCCGTTGAGCTGGCCATTGGCCTGCATCCGGATGCCGATGCGGGCGATACCAGCATAGGAGGCCTGGTCACGCTGCACACTGGTCAGCGTCGTCCAGACGAAAGATGCCTCCGCGCCACTGCCGTCCGTATTGTTGCCGGCCACACGCACGCGCACGTCGTACTGCCCCTCGGGCACGTCGATCGCGTAGCTGGCACGCTGGCTCTTGTTGTTGGTGCCGCGGACGTTGTAATTGCCGAACACCTGCCAGTTAGCCGTGCCAGCGGCGCGGTACTGGATCTGCAGCTGGTCGCTGTTGAGCTTGTCCTTCCCCTTCGTGGTGCGATCGAAGATCTGGAACTCGACTCCCACCATAAGGCGAATCGTGCTCGGGGAGCTGGTTCGCTGTACCCACGGCCCGGGCTGGTTCTTCGGATCGTTGGTGGTGTCCAGCAGCGTGCCACCGTCGGTGACATCGGCGTTGCTGTAAAGCGGGATCTCCTGGCTCACCATGCCGGGGAAGCCGTTGTACCAAACCCGCACGCCCTCGTAGGAGGACAGCAGCGCGTCGCCGTTGTAGAGCGCGTCAACACTGTGGACGTTGAGGCCGGGCGTCAGCACGAACGACAGGAACTGATCGTCACCCTCGTAGTGGGTGTAGTAGTTGCTGATCAGGTCCGGAGCGATGCGCATCGAGCCGATGAGCAAGCCCAGCGGTTCGTACGGGCGCAACCGGTTCCGGCCAGCCGCAATGGAATAGACCGTGGGGGCCGCGGAACCTGCTTTCGGCTGCTTGGGCTGCAGCACCCTGTTGATCAGGATCGAGCCGGCCATGAAGAGGCCAGTGCCGATCGCCGCCGCAGCAGCACCGCCGGCGGCAACGCCGAACGTGCCGGCGATCCAGCCCGCGCCCGCACCCATGGTGAAGTACGTCAGTGCGACCATCGCTACCAGCGCGATCGCGGACCTTCCCACGGCCCCACGAGCCTCGATCAGCTGCCCGTGTTTCGGATAGACATAGGGCCAGGCGCTGCGCGGCACAGCCTTGCCGCCGATCAATACGACCCAGTCCTGGGCATCCAGGTCGATGACATGCCGGTGCAGGAACTCGCAAAGCGACTCGCCGGGGCGCAGGTCCGCAGGCTGATTCCGCTGCCCGTCAGCGAGCACCGGGTGCGGCGTCACGACGAGACGTCCAGCATCAGCCTTTTCGAGCATCAGACCCATTCGTATATTCCCTCGACGCGCAGGCCGAATCCCTGCAGGTCGCGAAGGCGATGCAGGACGGCGCAGCCGTTGCTCTCGTTGCTGTGGAGAACCCACTGTTCGTGGGCCAGAAAGAAGAAAACCCCGGCATGGCCGGGGTTTCGTTGTCCGTGGTCGAACATCAGCACAAGGTCGCCGTCTTCGGGCGGCCCCTCCCGGTGCTTCGCGTAGGGCCTCGACAACTCACCCAGCTGCCCAGAACCCCGAACGCCACGGGGCCGACGGCTGGGCATGGAAACATGGCGACCGAACAACTCCAGCTGCACCTTTGCTACCAGGTCCGCACAGTCGAATGCATCTGCGTCGTAAGGCATTCCCACGAAACGCTCAACGTCCGCCAACCGCATCAGAAGATCCCTGGTGAAACGTGAGGATTGAAGCGGACGCGCACCGCCTGCTGCCTTGTGAGGAAGTCCACCCCACAGGCAGCAGTAGCAACCTGGGTGTTCACCGAAACCGAGATCATCGGCAAGAAGTGATCCTGCTCGATCAGATTCGGGTTGGCGCGGTCAGTGATCATCAGCCTGGCGGTCACTATCTCCCCAGGGGCAAGGCGCTCCAGATCCTCGGTGATGGCTCTGCCCACATTGCTCAGGACGAGCTGCGCGCGTGGCGCTTGGCCGTTCACGTCGTCGGGCAGCTTGAACCCGAACTGGGACGCGATGTACTCGATACCGTTGCTCGTCCAGTTGCGTGTGTCGTTGACGATCCTCAGAACCTCAGGGAAGGATGGCGCCGAGACCTCCAGCAGCATGAGCGTGGGTGCGTCGTCGGTGGTGCGCTGGCGGCGCTCAAGGAACGTGCTCATCGCAGGTACTCCAGAACGACGTCCCGTACCGAGAACTTGAACTGGGTCATCAGCGGAACAAGCCTGCCGATGCTTCCGTTCTTGAATCGAGCGGTGATCATCGCCTTGGTCCTCGGGTGTTCCATGGTGAACCAGCCAATCCGCTTGATATCGTCGAAGTACCAAGCCTCGAATGCAGCCGCCTCGGCTGCACTGTTGAACTGCAGCGTGGCCATAAGGTCCTGCATCACGTGAGAGTTCACGAGGCGCATCTTCGGCACGCCGCGCTCCATCTCGACCCGTTCGACCGAAGGGTCGAACTCTTCTGCGTAGCCGGCGAACCGGATCTTCACGTAGCTGGGAAACTGTGCCATCAGACGGCCTCCGACCAACCGAAGCGCTGCCGGCCCGCGGCAGCTACCTGGCCGCCATTGGCAAGGTCGTCGGAGATGACGTCAACGATCATCCGACGAAGCACTGACCCATCGGGCATGCGACCGTTTTCCTCGCGGGTGGTGACCCTGCCGCTGGTGTGGTTGTTGATGACGACCTGCAGGGCTCCCGCGCCACCGGCGCCCGGGCCATTCAAGCTGCGACCTGCAGTGATGGGGCGCACCGTGCCGGCATCGCCAGGGATGAGGTAGGTCTTGCCGCCCTGCTCGAACAGCTCAGGGCGTCCCCCCTCGCCTACCCGGTAAGGGTCGTAGCCGGCCGCTGGACCGCCGCCGGCGCGGTTCCCCTTCGCTCCGAAGGCCCCGCCTATGGCGTTGATCAGGCTGCTGCCGGCGCCGCTGTAGCTTGACGCCCAAGACCCGAGGCGCTCAAAGATCTGTGCCGCCGCCGCCTCCGCGGCCATACGCTTGATGGCATCGGCGAAGCTGTCGACCATGCCACCCAAGCCGTCGGAGAACGGATCGAACAGGAAGTCAGCGAAAGCATCCTGCATGTTTCTTGCTGCCTGGTCTGCGTAGGTGGAGATCTGGCTGAAGTGTTCCTCGCTGGCTTCGTCGCTTCGCCCCAGCATGCTGTTGAAGGCATCGGCAAACCGCTGCGCATCCTCGGCCATGATCGCCTCGGCCTCATCGATGTTGCCGAGCATGTCCAGCAACGACGCACCGGACCGCAGCGCGGACTGGGACGCCTCATCGACTCCTTTCAGTCCGCCGAACTGGATCTCATAGGTGACCCGGGACAGCTCCGATGCATCGCCATAGAGCGCGATCTGCCGCTCCAGCTGCTGATTGGCTGACTTCAATGCCTCGGCAAGCCGCTTGGCGGCGTTCTCACCCGTCTTGTCCTTGTCAGCGGCCACGGTGGCGCGAAAGCTGCCAGCTTCCTGCGGCTTGATGATTCGACCGGTGCTGTCAACGCTCCCGGTGACGCCCTTGAAGTTCTCGGCTGCGTTTTCAGCCTTGTAGCGACGCGTCAGCTCTCGCTGGACGCGTTGCATCTCCAGCATCAAGCGCTGGGACTCCTTCGCCGTTCGCTCGTTGTCGCCTTCGGCAGCCAGCATCGCCCGACGCACTGCGCCCAGCTCGCCGATCTTCTGATTCAGCGCATCCTCGGAGGCACCAGCCAGATCAGCATCTCCGGCGCCGTCAAGCCTCCGCATCTCCCGGAACCTGGTGATGAAGCTGGCGATCTGCACGACCCCATTTGCCATCTCCCCTGCAATGTCCGCCGCGAATCCGGCAATGCTGGTGAAGGCACGCTTCGTGTCCTCAGCACCCAGCAGCTGAACGAGATCCCGGAACTGCGGCAGCAATTGCGTGGCCACTTCGCTACGCAGCCCTTGGAACGCCAGATCCATCTGGTTGGACTGATCCTTCACTTCCTTCATCGCCGCGATGGTCGGACCGTCGAGGATCGCCCCCACGCGCTCCGCCTCTGCGCCCCACTTGCGGAACCCCTCCCCGTTGTTGGCCAGCAGCGGCGCCAGCATTGCCGAGTCGCTGGCGATGGCCTCCATGTAGAAGACCATGTCCGCTTGCGACGCACCGGCATCCTCCAGCGCCTTGTAGTACTTCTGCAGGACCTCGGGGCCGCTGAGGTTCCGGAAGGCGTCAGCGGTCAGATTGACGCGCGGCGCGATCTGCTCGAAGAAGTCCTTCATCGCACCGCCGCCGGTGCTCAGGAAGTCACCCAGCTTGTCCTGGGTGTCCTTGAAGATGTCGCCCAGCTTGTCCTGCTGGATGCCCACGGTGCTGGCGCCGGCGGCCAGGCGCTGGAAGGTCTGCTCGCTGGTGCCGGAGAGACGCGACAGCTTCTCCACCTCAGCGGAAGCGACCACCAACTGCCGGGTCCAGTTGACCACCGCCACCGTGGCCACGGTCAGGCCACCGGCTACGACGCCACCAATCTTGCCGAAGGCGGCGCCCACCTGCGCCGCGCTGTCGCTGGAGTCCTTCCCCAGTTTCTTCACTTGCTTGGCAGCGCGGTCAGCGTCGGTCTCGAAGGACCCGGTACGCATCAGCAGATCAACAACAATGGAACCGGCGGTTGCCATGGTTTATCCCGTCAGGAGGTGAAGCCCAGCGCCTTGGCAACGTCGCGATCGGCGTCGCTCAGTGCAGAGTCGATTGGGTCGGGCGAGAGGTATTTCAGGACCTGCTCCGGCTTGGCGCCGAAGGAGCCGGCGATTGCGGAAGCGGGCCGATGGAAGCGATGCAGGTCGTCGAACGGGTAGAGCTCGAAGAAAGCACGCCAGCCGGCCAGCTCCACTTCGCCCAGCGCATCGATCTCCGCGACGCTCTTGCCCAGGCTCAGAGCGAGCTGGTATCGGAACCACTCGGCGCTGCCTCGTCGGGCGAGCTCGCCTTTCCCTGGTAACTGTTCACCTCGCGGATCGCGTTCACCAAGGCGGCCTGCACGGGGAACTTCAGGGCACGCGCCCGGTCCAGCGACAACACCAGCTTGCCATCCGGATCGACGACCGCTTTCGCGATCAGCCGGGGCCACGAGTCAGCCTGGCGATCAGCGCTCTCATCCCGCTGCGCGTTGATGAAGGCATGGAACTCTGCCGCCGGCAGCTCGCGGAAGTGGAACTTGTGCTGCTTCCCGTCGGGCAGCTCCACGTCCTTCACGTGGACCCGGTCGCTGATGAAAAGGGAGTCGTCCAGCAGCACGGCGGCCGCCTTGTTCGCGTCATTCATGCCCGTTCTCGAAGTGTTGGGGCCGGCGTGGCGCCACGGCCTGACAGCGCCAGATGCCGACCCAGATTGAAGCCACAGCCGTTGCCGCTGCTTTAGGCCAGCGGCTTGCCGTAGCGGAGGACCGGGCCGCTGCGCTGCAGCGTCACGGTGCCGCGGACGATCTCGTTGGTGGCGATGTCGATGTTGAAGTCAGCCACATAGGCCTGGAAGCCGAAACCCGAGCGCGCAGTGGCGGCGGGGGCCGTAAGCACGTCGTCCACCAGCGTGGGCGCCGCGGTGCCGTCACTCAGGCCGATATACCAGCCCACGTTCTGACCACTGTCCTTCAGGTCAAACAGCGAGGCGTGCGAGGCAGAGCTCGGGATGTAGTTGAACGGCACAGTGACCTGGCCGGGCGTGCCGAGGCCGCGCTGATAGGTCTTGTCGACCAGCGCGTCGAGGCAGGTGTCCTCGATCTGGTCGGCGGCGCCGCCCAAGCCAGACGCACCGGTCGGGCAGGCAAACTTCACGATGGCAGGTCCGCCGGCCGCATTCGGGTCGACGAAGAACAGATGGGTGCCCTGGGTCTTGACGACGCCCTCGGTCATGGCTTGATCCTCTCTTGAAGCCGCGCGAGGGCGGCAGTGCGTGGTTGGTGATGGTTTCAGCGGCTCAGCGCTGGTCGATGAAGTCGGCTTCCAGTCCGACCCGGTAGAGCTCGGTGTCCGAATCGATCGTGTCGATCGCGACACGGTTGACGATCAGCTCCGCGTCCAGCGCGTCCCGCACGGCCAGCGCCAGCGCCTGGGCGCCCGCCTCATCCTTGTGGTAGCAGTCGATCTGCACCGTGGTGAAGTCACCGCCCGGCGCGCTGCTGAGGTTGCTGTAGGGATCGCCGGTGACGATCTGCCAGGTGATATAGGGACGGGGATCCGTCTGCGGCGCCTTGCCGTGGCCACTGACGCGCTCGCCAACCAGCGCGATGACCGCAGGCGTACGGATGGTCCTGTAGACCTTGGGGAACATCAGCGCTTACCCCCGTTCTTGGCTGCCAGGCGCTTGGTGATCAGTTCCACCCGCTTCAGCAGGTCCTCGGTCATCGTGTCGATGATCTGGCTTCCCCGCCGCTGGAATGCAGGCCGCAGCCACGGCCGTGCAGGCTGTAGCGCGGATCCCCACTCCATCAGCTGTGCAGCGCGCAGTGTTGTGGTCCGAGCGCCCTTGGCATTGACGAAAACCTTGCGCTTGACGCGTACCAGCTGGCGCTCGCCTTTGGTCCCGGTGGGCGCCTTGCCGCGGCTGGCGATGATGTTGTTGACCGTGGTGTCGGTGCTGCCCGCGCCGCCTACAGCCGCTGAGCGCCGAAAGTTCTCTTTGGCCTGGTCGCGCAGCATGCGTGCGCCCTTGGCCAGCGCCAGCTTTACCGGCCCGCCGCGCTTGCTGACGACCTCTGGCGGCAACGCCTGCAGGGTGGCCAGCAGGCCGTCCACCCCGTTGATCTTCATTTCCACCTTCATGCGCTACCGCCCGTCGTTGACGCCGGCGGAGACCGGGATCGTGATGTACTCCAGCCCCGACGCCTTGTCAGGCAGCAGGCCGGCTATGTTGTAGGTCTGGCCGCGGTGCACCAGGCGCATGCTCGGCAGCATGCCGGCGCGGTATCGGATGGTGATGCGCGCCGTCACCGCCGCCTGGGTCTGTCCCGACTGGATGAAATCGCGTGCAGACAGCGGCTCGACGCTGGCCCATACCGTGTCCACGTCCACCCAGCTGGTGGTCTGGACGCCGTCCCCGTCGCGCGTGGTCACCTGCTGCTGGATCAGCACGCGGTGGCGGAGATCCCCAGCGGCCAGGCTCATACGCCGAGGCCTACGCGGTGCGGCCAGAGCAATGAGTGGGCGCCGAGAGGCAGCTGAACAGCGTTCTCCGAAGTCACGGCTTCACGGTTTCGGTACAGGTGTCCCGTCAGCAACAGAATCGCTGCGATGATTGCCTGGTTGGCCACAATGGGATCGTCCCCTGCCTTGCCGTCAAGCACCGCAGCGGCAAGCTCGTCCACGTCAGAGAAAACTTGGCGGTTCAGGAAATCCTGCGCAGCCTGCTCTGCTGCCTCGGCATAGAGGGCCAGCATCTCGTCGTCAGCGGTATCGACCCGGCAGTGCTGCCGGGCCTGTTCGATAGTCACCAGGCGCATGGCTTACACCTGCGGCTGGGCAGCGGCGATGGCAGCGGTGAGCGCCTCGATCACGCTCTTGCGTGCTTTTTCCCCTTTTCCCTTTTCTGCCTCGAGGCCTGCGGCCAGCAGATCGGGGTCGGTCACCTGAGCAAGGGCGGTGACGACGTCAGCCGCGTTCTGGGCAACCAATGCGACGCCGGCGCTCTCAGGTTGCTTAGCCCCCTTGTCGGCGTTACCGCCTGGCTGAGATACCTCACCAACCACCTCGACGAGGCCTTTCCCGACAAGCAGGTCAACGTGCGCCTGGGTCGCAACAGGAAAAACTTGGTCGCGCTTGATCGTCCCACCGTGCTCCAACCCGCGCAGTGCCTTTACTTCAATCATTTCGCTCTCCTAAGGGGCGCCGCTTGGCGGCGCCCCCGTTCCAGGTGGGATCAGCCGCCGCCAGCGGGCGCGTCGAGGCCGGCAAAATCACCGGTGACGAACGCTTCCTGCCGATAGACGGTCAAGGTCAGGCGCTCTTCCATGAGCACCTTGACCATGTTCTTGACGAAGTCGCGATCGTCCTGGGTGGCAACCATCACCTGCACGTCCTCCCGGTCGTGGATCTCCGCGGCGATGCCACCGCCGAAGGCGCCCACCAGGAATTCGGACGCGTCCATGGCCTGCGTCGGAACGACGTTGCGGCCCCACAGCGCCGGCGTGGCGATGCCACGCGGGTTGGCGAACAGGTAGGCGTTGTCGTCAGTCTTGGTCAGCTCAATGGCAGCCCAGTCGAGTGGCGACAGCACGATTCCATCGGCCCACGCCTCAGCCAGCTCGACCTGCAGGAGCGCCAGACGCAGGCGGTCAAGGCGAGTTTCCGCCTGAACCGTGACGCCGGGGTTCGCATAGGCGGTTGCCTGGGTGACCAGCCCGTTGATGTTCAGGCCCACGCCCGAGCCCTTCAGGAGCTGAGCCTCTTCCTTGAACTTCAGGCCGTAGCGCAGGCGCCCGTCGATGTACCCGCGCAGGGTCGGGATGTCACTCAGCACCTGTCGGGATGCGTGGATCCAGTGTGCGATCGTCACCACGGGCGCGGAGTCGGCTTCAAACGTGATGTTCGATTCCGGCTTCGGGTTGGTGGGGTTTTCGGCGACCACGTTGGCGTTGTTGGTGAATCCGGTCTCACGCACATACTCGATCGCGTTGGAGCTGGTCGGGACCGAGTTCATCAGGTCCCTGATAGTCAGCCGCCGCTGTCCGGGCATGATGATCCCCTGCCGGCGGTCCGGAACAATGAGGTCGCCCGCAGAGGCGCCGTCGCTGGTAACGACAGCCTTGACGTCCATGTGGAACTTCGAACTCGGGCGAGCCGCCCATGCCTTGAAGTCCTCGTTGTCAACGAGCTGTTCGCCCATCGACTTCGGCTGCATATCGCCGCCGAACCCGCCATGTTCCAGCTTCGCCATCAACTGCTCAGCGCCTTGCAGCCGTGCCTGCAGCGAGCCCTGCTCCGTCAGCAGCTTGTCGACGGATGCTCGCGTTTCCTCGGAAAGTCGGGCGTGGGTCTTGATTTCCTTTTCAGCCTGCTCGGCTTGCAACTTGACCTGGTCACTGATCTTCTTCAGTTCGGCGCTGATTGCTTCAGGCAGGGCCGCCGCTGCACTTGCCATCGCGAAACCATGCGGCCCCATGTTGAGGAAATGCGTGCCAGCGAAAGCATCGGACGCGAACAGTGCGACGAGGACCACCGTGATGGCCCAGAGGGTGTACTTCATGGATTTTTCTCCTGGGTGAGGTCAAACGAACGAAGTGCAGCGACAATCGCTGCTGTTGGATCGGTGGGATCGCCCTCACCGCTGCCGGCTGGATCGCCCGAGCCGGACTTGAAATCACTGATCAGTCGCATCGCGTCTGCCTTGGACATTCCCGAGGCACGCAGAGCGGACTCCATGCGGCGCACCGCTGCTGCCGTGCCACCAGTGCCACTGTCCTTCTTTACTGCCTCGGACTCGAGAAGAGAGTCCGCGAATCGCTGATCCACGGCCGCGCTGCCACCAATCCACGTTTCGCGATCCATCAGCTTGGACATAGCCTTGGGGTCATCCCCGGTACGCGCCGCATAGACGTCGGCCATGGCGGCATCAAACGGCTCAAGCTGATCCGCAATGTCGCGGAGGTCGTGGCGATTGCCGGCGGCCATCAGCCAGCAGTTGTGGATCATCAGGAAGGCTGGGCGAGCGATCTGCACGGCGTCACCGGCCATTGCGATGATCGAGGCGGCAGAAGCAGCCAGCCCCATCACCTTGACCGTCACCTCACCGGGGTGTTCGCGCAGCATGGAGTACATCGCGATGCCTTCGAACATGTCGCCGCCCGGGCTATTGATTGCCACTGTCACCGGCCCCTTACCAAGCGAGCGTAGGGCGGCCGACATACGCTTGGCGGTAAACCCGCCGCCGGTCCACCAATCCTCGCCGATCACGTCATACACACCGATCGTGCGCTCGTCCGCGTCCTTTTCCTCGGCCGCCCGCAGCGTCGAGTCCCAGCGGCTCAAGGCCATCTGGGGCACATAGCTGCGCACATCCATCTGCGGCCGACCCAGCGGGACGCCCGGAAGTGCTCGAATTGTCATCTTGGCCTCAGCCTTTTCCGTTTCGAAATTGGTCCAGCCCAAGCTGGGCTCGGAGCGCGGCGCGCGTCTCCGCATCTGTGGTGTTCGTGCCACCCAGCGCATCGAGAGGCACCATTGCAGACTGCACAGTCAGCACCGCAGCGTTGCCGCCCATGGGCTCCCGGTCCTCAAGTTCACGGACTTCGTCGCGCGTCATGATCCCGTTGTTGACCATGACCGAGTAGAAGGAGGCGCGCGCCGCGCTGTCTGCCCGTAGCAGCCCCTCGACGGCAAATTTCGCGTAGAAGCGCTGCCCCTCGGCAGGACTCAGCAGGTCCTTGCGGATCGCCTGCTCGATGCGGCGCAACCATGGCGCCAGGGTAAAGGTCAGGAAGCCAATCATCTGGGACTCGATTCCGGTGCCCCAGCTGGTTGACGTTTCCGTGTGACCCACCATCCACGGCGGGACGCGGAACCAGCGGCAAACCTCCTGCACGCTGAAGCCACGGGATTCCAGCAGCTGAGCATCGGCGGGGTTGATCCCTAGCGTGCCGGCCTCAGTCCCACCCTCGAGCAGGGGCGTCTCCCCACGTTCGATTGTGCCCATGACATTGCGGCGGAACTCGTCGCGCTGGTCCTTCTTGAGGAATGACGCGACCTTGTAATAAACGGTCTGGAGCATCCCATTGGTGAAGGTCTTGCTCGCCGCTTCATCAGCGGCGATCGCGTTGCCGAAGACCTTGGCGCCGTACTGGATCACCGAAACGCCACATTCTCCGTCGAGGGTGAAGCCGGGAACCTCCCAGATGCGAGATCGCGGGATCACCCGCTGCCGACCGCTCTTGTCTGTGTATCGATATTCGAGGTTTCCCCGGCTGTCCCGCGCCTTGGTGGTCCTGTCGGGGTTCAGGAATGCCAATCCAATCACCTGACCTGCCGACATGAGCTTCTCTGCCCTGCCCACGCCCCGGAGCAGCATTGCGGCCACCATCGCTTCCCAGAACACCGCAGCCGTGGAGTCCGTGTTTGGTTGATCGTGGATGACGAAGTGCAGCGGGTGACGCGAGGCCGGGATCTTACCGGCCGAGGTCTTCTCGAAAAGCGTCAGCGGCAACGTAGCGATAGTCTCCGAGATGAGACGCACACAGGCCCAGACTGCCGACACCTGCATGGCGCTTCCGGTGCTCACCTTGACACCCGCCACTCGATAGCCCCCCATGCTGCTCCAGGCCTGTTCGTTCGTCAGATCGAAAGAAATCCCTAGCCAGCTGCGCACTGCCGCAGCTACGCGACCGACCGGCTTACGTGAATTGTTCGCGGTCATGCGGCTGCCTTCGCAGGGCTGCTGAGCCAATCGTCCATACCGTCGCCCGCCTCCACGTTGATTGAAATACCGACAGCCATCAGCAGTGCGGTCATGTCATCGATCTTGTCCGCGGAACGCTTCTTGTCCGGAGCCTTGTTCATGTTTTGATCCGTTCGGGCAACTAGGTTCGCCGCGCACCAGGTGAGAACCGGATCTCCGTCATGGACCAGGTTCCCGGCGATGTATGCCCGCTCCAGCTCTTGCATCGCCGGGTGATAGGACTTCGTGCCTTGGATGAACTCCACCAGCGGCACTTCAGCCTTCACTAGCCGGCTGACCATTTCCGTGGCGTTCCAGCGGTCGAACGCGATGGACTGCACGTTGAACCGCTCCACGACGTCCAAGACCGCTCGCTCGATAACCGCGTAATCGGTGACTTGCCCCTCGGTCTGCTCGATCAGGCCCGCCGCAACCCAGCCGGCGTAGGGCACAGTGCCACGCTCTGTGCGTTGCTCAACTGCATCAGCAGGAACCCAGCGGCGTCCCCAGGTAATGATCTTGTTGCCAACGCGCCAGACCAGCCGCAATGCAGTCAGGTCGCGGGTACTGGCCAGATCGAGCCCTCCCCAGCACGGGACATCCCGCAGTGCCTCAAGGTCGATAGCGCCGGCGCAAGCTTTCCACTTCGGCAGAGCCACCCAGCTGTTGGCCGAGGCCGCCGGCCGATTGACCCTCTTGATCTCGAACTCAGCCAGCTTCGACGGCATTCTCTTCGCTTCGACAGCCTCCTTTCGGATAGCTGCGAGAAGGTGCTTATTGACATCGATCAAGGGATTCGCCTTGATCCACTTCGACTCATCGAAGGTGTCGTCGGCCTTGATTCCGGCCTCCTTGTCTTCTTCATCGATAGCGTAGAACACCGCCAGGTAGTGATCGGCCTCGTGACCAAACAGCCCGGCCAGTAGCTGTTTCACGAACTGCCTGATCTCAGCCCAAGGCCCGGGGTTGGTGTATCCCTCTGTGGTGGTGAACAACCACAGAGGATTCTCCCGAGCACCAGCAGCCGACTGCAGAACATTAAGCAGGTCAGGTGTTTTATGCGCGTGGATCTCGTCCAGGCCGACATGGGAAGGGTTCAGGCCATCCTGCGTACTAGCCTTGGCGTGGATTGGCTTGAAGCTTGCTCCGATTTCCATGCGACTGATCGACTTCGCCCAGGTCTCCAGACCGTAGGCCTCTCGAAGTTCCGGAGTCTTCTCCACCATGCGCTTGGCAACGTTGAAGATGATCGATGCTTGAGGGAACGTGGTCGCGGCCGAGATGACCTGCGCACCCTCCTCGTTCTCGCAGCACTGACAGTACAACAGGATGGCCGATGCCAAGGTGGACTTGGCGTTCTTGCGCGCCACCGCGAACAGCGCCGAGGTGAAGCGCCTGGTTCCGTCCGGTTTGCGGAAACCGAACAGCTGTACAACGAAGAACACGTGAGACCTATGCATCCGAATCTCGGGCGTCTCCCACTTACCTTCGACATGCGGCAGCAGCTCGATGAAGCCGCATGCATGGCAGGCGTGTTCGGCCGAAAATCGAAACGGTGCACCGCGCTTCTTCGCGCGGGCCAGATCGTCAATGAACCTTCGTGCAGCCTGGCGGATCAGCTTCCCGAACCGCGCTCGCTTCTTGTCCGCAATTGCTTCCTGCGCGTATGCGATGGCTACCGCGACGTAGTCAGATGGGTCCGGCGCCTTAGCTCGCGCTGGCCGCCGCGCCGCCTTCTTCGTGGCGGCCTCGCTTTCAGGCTTACCTGCCCGGCGAGCCGAGCGCGCCGAACTTGTTCCCGGTCTTCTTGCTGTCGCCACCTGAACTCACCTTCCGACGGCTGGCCGGGGTCATGCCGAACTCAGACATGAGCGCCTTGAGCGCTGTCTGCTCGGCTGCTGTGATGTCGACGCCGGCCATCTGCTTTGCGACCTGGACCTGCCAGGCGTAGCAAAGCTGCTGCAGCGCATAGAGATCGACCGTCTGGAGCACCCGCGCCGCAACTAGTTGCGGACCAAGGTCATTCCACATAGCAGCGCCGTTTACGTTGAGATGCTGCGGTGGATCTGGGAACTCGTCGATCAGATCGAACTCGGGGGCATCCGGCACCTCACGGTCCGGCCGGGCGGTCCCGGCGATCACCTTGAGGGCCGGAGCAGTCGGCTTCCGTCCTCTCATTTTTCAAATCCTAATTTTGACCGTGCAAAAATTTGGCTGAGCGGCCGGTGTCCGAGGGCAAACCCTCAGACTTTCGACCCTCCCCCCCGGGTCTGCGCGCCCGCGTCCACGTTCAGCTTCTCGCCGCGACGTGGATGAGAACGGTTCGCGCCTCGCGCGATCTCCGCCTTCGTCTTCACGTCGTGGCACGGTCGGCAGATGGCCTGCAGGTTGTCCTCCGCATCGGTGCCGCTCTCTGCGCGGGGAACGATGTGGTCTACCTCGTCCGCTGCGGTGTACCGGCCGGCAGCGAGACAGGTTTGGCAGATGTATTTGTCACGAGCCATGACTGTGTCGCGTTTGCGCCGCCAAGGGCGACCGCCGCGGCCCTTGCCGTAGTTCTCTTCATGACCTTGCGCCTCATGCACGGGCGCCAGCCGTGGCATCGGCTTGTGACGTGAGGGGAATCCAGGCATCAGCCGAGGCTCTGCGTCTGGTCACGGTCGCCGGCAGCGATGGCCTCGCCGTCCAGTGTCACGATGCGGTGCTGATCTTCCTGGTCGTCCTGCTCTTCGGCCAGTGCCGCGATGAGGGTGTCCAGCTTCTGCTCGATGCGGTCCAGCTGGGTCGGCCGCTCAGGCGGCCCACCAGACAGGATCATTCGGTCGCTGTTCCGGGTATCAGTCATGGGGTCGCCTCGGCTCGGTCTGCGGCGACGACGGCTTGGCAGGCGCGGAGCTGGTCGTCGGCGTCTCGGCCGATTCGAACAGCAGGGCCCGCAAGCGTGACTCCGAGGTCGGGGGCCGCATCACGTTGGCCGGCGCTGGCGGCAGCCTGGGACAGGCGGTCGGTGTGACAGGCGGCGAGGTCGTTGCGCAGGCGGAGAGCGCCAGAGCGCAGGTCAGCCACAACAGCATCAGCGACGGCCGGGGCCGCAGCACGTTCTTCTTCATGCGTTGCTCCAATGATGGCCATGCTGTCGGCCCTCTGTTGTTCTTCGGCGCGGGCGCCCTGCTCAGCGGTCAAGTTCTGCTTGACCACTGCCACCTCCTGCACGGCAACGGCTGCTTCAGCGCGGTCCCCACGCCAGGTCCAGCCGCCGGTGAAGCCAGCAGCAAAGATGGCGATAGCGATCACAACTGCGATCAGGATTCGGTTCATCCAGGTATCTCCGGTGGGATGACAGCACCAAGTCCGCGAAGGGACGCTTCCAGAGACAGCACGCGCAGCCGCAACTTGTGGGCGAGCTCCTGAGCCTCCATCCGCAGCTTCATCTCTTCGGCGAGCTGCTGACCCAGCTTCAGCTGACTTGCTTCAAGACCCTCAACGCGAGCCGTGAGGCCGGCGATAAGTGCAACGCTTCCCTCTGATTCGGCTCTGTCTTGCTTGCGACTCAGCACTGCACCGATGAACTCACGAGCAATCCAGAGCGCGGCCGCACCACCGGCGAGCCACCAAGGGGCTGTCGTCTCTTCCATCAGGGCACCACCTTGCGAGCGGTGCGGTCTACCGTGCCGCTCACTCTACTGAAATCAGCTGCCGTGGCCGCCTTTGCTCGCTCCGCCAGGATCGGCAGCGCACGCGCATACCGCGCCCGGCGGTCGGCGGCGCCGGTCTGTCCGTTGTTGATCCGCTGGGTGATCTCATCGAACCTGCCGGCGTCGGCCAGTTTGTTGAGGCTGTTCGCATCCCAGTACGCAGCAGCCGCCAGGGCGCCCCACTGCGGAACCTCAAGCAGCTCCGGGCTCGCTTCGAAGTCTGGAACCGCCTTGACGCCCTTGGCGCGCAGCGTGTCGCGCATGCCTGCGTGGTTCGCCTTGCCCGTGTTCTGTATCGGCCCACGGCCTCTGTGCTTCCAGCCATCGCCGCTCGACTCCGGCCCGTTGCCCATCCGGTTGGCGTAGGCGTTGTTGGCGATCGCCTGTGGCTTCCGCTCCAGCGCGCGCGCGAGCTGGTTCGGCACGCGGGGACGCGCATTCGGATTCACCGAGTACCGGTTCGGCCAAGTGTCGGCCAGGCCTTGCGCTCCGTAGTTGAGGTTCTCCTCCAGCTTCTTCAGACCGGCCGATTCGTGGCCCACCTGGGCGACGAACGCCGCCAGCCGTTTCGGCGTGCTGATTGCATACAGGGCGCACGCATCAGAGAGTGGCTTGGCCCACAGCTGCGCGGTAGCGGCACTGCAGCCGACCGCCTGCTGGATTGTCGAGGCGGTAAGGAGCATATGGATTCCGGAAATGAAAAAGCCCCCGGAGCTATCCGGAGGCTTCTATGTCACAGTGACCGAAATACTACTCCTATTTGTCTGACCGTCAACCGTTTTTTGCGGAATCGAGCGGAACCAGTACGACCGGTGGTAACTGGCCGTCGAACATGATCCCGTCTCCGGTGGCGAGCCTCTCTTTGGCCGCAAGAAGCTCTTCCCTATCCGACTCGAAGAGCAACATTCGATACTTCTCTTCGGTGATGACCTTGCCATCCTTGCCCCACAAGAAAAGGCTAAGTTCGTACTCACCCTGCTGCCAGACAAAGTTCCTCTCGAACCTTGCTTTCAGCGGCAAGGCAACCGCAGGATCAGCGTATACGAGCGCCGTGTTGCCGGCCGGACGCACAGACAACTGACTCTGGATATTGGTAATCAAGGCCGATTTTTCGCGCCGATACGCGCGCTCGTCTTCTCGGGATAGGCTCGCGAAGAAGTTCAGCGTATGCGTCCAAGCATCCTCTGGGGCAACGAAAAAAGGGTGGAAAACCACGGGATTGGTGGAGCCTAGGGTCTCAAAGTAACCTTGGGCATCGACCTCCATAAGGGGCAGCCTATCGCGGCGAACCGCAAGGCTGACCCGATCCACTCGAACTTTAGTCGTCCCTATGTTCTCAACTCGCAGAAAGAGTTGGATCATCGGCCCGTTTGCAGATGCCCTAAGCGCCGCCTGATTCCTTACCATGAGCGACAGACCTGGTTTTTTAAACCAAAGTCTTACCGGAGGAAGCTGCGAAAGAATGATCGCGGCGCAGGCAAGCAAAGCCGACCATGCTTCTGGCGACAGTCCCAAATCCATTTCTACCCCTATGCGGCGCGTGCCAGCCCCGTCAGGAACCCCCTGACTTCAGCGAATCCTACCTCATGTTCTGCGTAATACTTGGGGCGACTGAGCACCTTCTTGGAGCAGTTAGCCAAGAGCAGATTCGCTGTCTCCCATCGTTCAACCCCCTTCCGGCCTTGCCCGCAATAGAACGCGCGCAGAACGCAGGCACGCTGCACGTTGTAGCGGCTAATCTCGAAGATGATCGTTTCTATACGCTGAGCGCGCTGATCCAACTCCAGCGGCTTGTACCCCTGCGCCCTGCCCGGCATGTCGCCCTTGTGCTCGATCAGCACCTGCAGCACGTTCTTCGAATGGTGGCCTAGGTAGTCAAGGTCCCGGTGCAGCGCGAACTCCCTGCCCCAGTGCTCCAGCTCCGCCCGCACGTATGCCCCGAACGTATCAACCTGCATTGTCCTGCTCCCCTTGCTGCTGGGCTGCTGCTGGCAGCTCGCCCGTGATCCGGATCACCACTTGCCCGCCCGGCCGGCGCTCGTCCTTCACGTCCGGGTGGCTCTTGAACCGCTTGTCGTCGATGCCCAGCGTCTGGGCGATCCCATCCCGGTACGCCTTGCACCGGCCAATCATGTTGTCGTCGTCCGGCAGCTTCTTCCCCGGCGCCTGGTAGCAGTCGATCCACAGGTGCAGCCGGCCCTCGGGCAGCTGCAGGCCTTTCCAGCCGGCCTCGTGGGCCAGCACCACCGCTGTCTGTCGCGCCAGCTTCGTGGCTGCAGCCTTGACCCGGTAATGAACTCGGGCGTTCGGCGACAGGTCCTTGCTCGGCCAGGGCAGCACCAGCTCGAGTGCGCGCTCAGTCATTGGCAGCTCCCGGCCGGGCGGCCAGCAGCGCCTTGTATCGATGGGCCCAGCCGCCCTCGCTGCACATCCATGCCGCGTACATCTCCTGCGTCGCCTGCATCGGCAGCAGCACGAAGCCATCGGGCGGCATGCGGGCGGCATGCCACGCGAGAACTACGCGCGCGGCCCTTACCTCTTCCCGCGACAACTCTGCCTCATCACATGCGAACGCTTCGGCCAGCAGCTCCCGCGCATTCTTATCCATCTCGCTCATGCGCCCACTCCCAGTGCAGCGCGCGCCTTGGCGTACTTGATGCGGAGCCTTTCGGCCGTAGCCGGATCCAGCAGCGCCAGGCGAGCCTCATCGCTGTTGTCGGCGATGTCGGCCAGCTTCACCTTCAGCGCCAGCGAGTTTCGGCGGATGTTCCAGTAGTAGGACGCGTCACCGAAGCGCGTTCGGGTCAGGTCCAGAACTGCCTCCGCGATGATCGGCGGGAACTTCACCACCAGGTGGGCATACGCGGGGCAGTCCTCCAGCACGTCGTGCAGCCATGCCACGGCCTCGGCCTCGTCATCGCCCTCCACAGCCAGTGCCACCCGGGCCACGTGCTCGATGTACGGTCGGCCCGCTTTGTCGACTTGGCCAGCGTGGGCGGCATGGGCTACGCGCCACGCCTCGTTGACGATCGGGCAGATGCTCATGCTCCCGGCTCCAAAGGCTCCAAGCTATCGATCCATTCGATAGCCTCGGCGGCGTTGTCGAAGTATTGGATCGCTTCCTCGGCAAACAGCTCATCCACCTCTGGACCGAACTGCACCTCCCAGCCAGGAACCATCTCTCCGGGCGTTGCTGTCCAGCCGTAGTGCGCTGACTCAACAGTCAGCCCCTTGCGCTTCGCCGCCGCGATGATCTTCCGCTTGCTCATGCTGCCTGCTCCATCTGCTCCCAGTGGGTCGTCAGGCGCTGCACCTTGCCGCCGCGCGCCCGGAACTGCTCCACTGTTTCGGCAACCGGCCGAGCCGTGGGCGCCGTCATCGGCGGTTTGGGCACCATCGCAGCGCGCGAGTCCACCCGGGCCGTGCGATTGCTTTTCTTCGGCGCCAGGGTGCGCGCAGCCTTCCGCTCTTCGTAGCGGCGCCGCTCACGCTCGCGGCGGTTGGCGGCCGCCGCGTCCTTTCCTACGTGCTGCTTCGTCATTGGCTGCCCGGTCGTCCGGAACGTAGCCCCTGCCCGCTCGCCCTGCTTAGCCAGATATCCGCACCCGACCAGGTAGCGCAGCGTCTGGAGAATGCGCGCGCGCAGGTCCATCTGGAGCACGCCGTCGGCGCCTAGCGCCTGATACAGCTCCGTATGGGTGAAGGCATAGCCCGGGCGAGCGAGAAATGCCTGCCGCACCTTTTCCGCCACTGATTGGATCTGGTCGCTCATGCTGCGCTCCTGAGTTCGTTGATATAGGTCTGCTGGGCGATCAGGTCGTCGTCCGAGCCGTAGGTCTCGTGGAAGGTCCGCGAGCCGTCCAGCAGGCTCGGGCCGTAGGTCGCGCGCATCCGGGCGAAGCTCTTGCCTTCCATGGGCACGCGCATGTGGTGCCATTTGCACAGGGCGAAGCCGAAGGCATGGCCGCGGCGGATGTTCCCGCTCTTGGCGTGGTTGTAGTCGCAGCCGTAGACCACCTGCCACGCTGCCAGCAGGTGCTGGGTCGTCAGTGCCAGGCACGCCATGCACGGGCCGACCTTGGCCAACTCGATGCGGGCGGCCTCTTCCTTCGTCGCTGGCGGAGCTTTCGACCACATCAGCGCGCGCTCCCTTGGGCTGGCACAACGCGCGTGGGAACGCCGTCCGGAATGGGGCCGGCGTAACCAGTGATGGGCACCTGACGCACGCCATCGCGCCAAACGGTCTGCCCGCGCGATGCGTACAGCACCAGCGGCTTCACCCCGTACCCGTAGCCGAGATACCAACCGGCCGCCGACACCGGCTCGCTCACCGGGCGGATCTCCATCTCGAATCGCGTCGGGGTCCTGCTCATGCCGCAACCTTGGCGCTCGGCGCGCCCAGCAGTTCCGCCAACTCGGCCAGCCGTGCGCGCGTGCGGGCGCTGGCTTCCGGCGATGCCTCGACGCGGCCGGCCAGCAGCGCGACCGGATTGAAGGCCGGCGTGGCCGGTGGCAGCGCTAGGTGTTCGGCAACCTGATCGTGCGCCAGCTGGCCGGCGGCGACCGCACGCTGCAGCACCGCGTCCCGGCCCGAGGCGTCGAATCCGATCGATGCGTGGTGCACGGCCAGCTGGCCAGCAGCGCGCGCATCCTTGGTCAGGCGGGCGTAGACCTCGAGGAAAGCCTGGCGGGCCGCGATCTTGTCGCCGGCCTCGATCAGCGGCAGCGCCGCGGTCCAGCTATCACGCGTCTGCTCGGTCCAGACCACCGTTGCCGACTCGTCCGCCGCGCGGATCGCGATGGACCACGCTTCGTTCGGTGCAGGGTGGCCGTCGTCGATGCGCTCAAGGATCGCGGCCAGCGACAGCCGGCCCTTCAGCTCCCGGCGGCACGCTGCCAGTGCCTTCTCCAGCGCCGACAGCGGATAGCCGGCCAGGTCGGTGACGATGAAAGCCGCGGCAGTCGGGCGCATCTGGTCGCCGATGACCTCGGCCGTGGCCACCAGCAGCTCCACCAGCCTGTCCTGTTCGTGATCAGCCAGCATTGCGTACCCTCCCCTGCGCCAGGATGGCCTTGGCCTCTTCCGCCGCGCTCAGGTTCGACTGCGTCTGGTCCGCCTGCTGGGCGCTGGTGGCGGTCATCTGCCGGCCGGTCGCCCACTGTGTGCGGTAGGCCTCACAGCGCGCGAGCAGCAGGCCGAGGTCGTGCATGCCCTGAACCACCATCCGCTCGTTGACCCGCAGGAACCAACCAGCCACCTGCGGAGCCTCCACCACGCCTAGGCGCTTCACCAGCTGCTTCACGTTGGCGTTGACCTTGGCGTTGCGCACCGGCATTGCGCCGTGGCGTTCGCGGTAGGCCATGGCGTAGGCCGTCCAGGCTGCCCGGCACGCCGCCTGCAGCTCGGTCTCCGATTCGACCACCGGCGGCGCGTCCGGCAGGACCGCCGGAAATGACGGTTCATCTGATGGTTCAATGATGGTTATATGACGGTTAGGCGGCACGGGGCGCACCTCCAGACCTGCGCCCCGTGCCGGACCCCCTGCAGCGGGCGCATCCCCTACTGCATCGGGCGCACCCCCTGCATCTGATGCACCCCCTGCGCCCGGTGCAGTACCCGGCTTCGCAGCCTTCCGCTTTGCCTTGGTGCCCACCGCCGACGCATCGAACTTGGCCGGCGTCACCGAATACACGTTGCTGCTGTTGAATCGACGCTCACGGCTCAGCAGGCCCACAGCCTCCAGATGGTCCATCGCCGTGCGCACCGCGCGCTCGGACATGCAGCAGCGCTTGGCGATGGTGCCGATGGCCGGCCAGCAGACGCCGTCGTCGTTCGCCTGATCGGCCAGCGAGATGAGTACTGCTTTCTGGGTGACGCTCAGCTGCTGGAGCGGCCAGCACTGGGACATGATGATCGTGGACATTGCTTAGACCGCCAGGGTGAAGTTGTCGCCCTGGGCCACTGGCCACCAGGTGCAGACGGTGATGTTGCTGATCGGACACACGGTCTTGGCGCCACGGAATGCGCGGCCCTCCTTCGCGAGATCCGGCAGGCGCCTGGCAACCATGTGCCGGTCCATGCCGGTGACGCGGGCCAGCTGCATGCTGGTCATGCCCGGGTAGCGCTGCACGGCTGCGGCGGTGAGGTCCTTCTGCGCCGCATGGGCACCGCTCCGGACGATCCGGTCCGCAGCCTCGTGGCTCCCGCTGGAATCGTTGTTGCGGGCAAGCTGGGCGCTCATGGCACATCCCTCGCTGCGGCCGCTGCCGCGTGATTGGAAAGTTCCGCGAACACCGCCTGCAGCCGCGCGCAGTGCTGTGCGATCGCGTTCGCCTCGTTCGGGGTAATGCGCTGGTCCTTCGTCGCCTCGGCGATGATGTCCGCCAGGTCGCCCTTCAGGCCGCTGGCCGCCAGCAGCGCGCCGATCAGGCTGCCGGTAGCCGGCGCCTCGGTGCGGGCCAGCGTGTAGCCGTGCTGCGACGCCAGGGCGTGCAGGATGCTGTCGTCACCGGTCACCCCCATCACCTCGCTGGCTTCCGCCAGGGTCAGGTGGTGCGTGGTGTTGTTCGGGTTGACCTTGTTCCGCAGCACCGCAGCGGACATGCCGATGCGCGGGGCCAGCGATTCGCTACCGCCCGGATAGGCGTGGACGGTCTTGTGGGCGGCATCTGCGATGTTCATTGGGTGGTCTCGTGAACGTGGATTCGGGCACTACTGCGGCGCAACATGTGCGTCATGGACATCAACAACTCATGGACGACTGGCGCCGCCCTCCTTGCGCTACGCTGCAGGCACCACACGAACAGCCCGCAAGGAGGGCGACATGGACGAGAAGACAAAGAAAGCGGTTCTGGATCTAACCAAAATCCTCGAAACCTCCAACAACTTGATGCGTACCCAGACGCGGCGCATCGCTGCTCTCGAGGTGATGACAATCGGATTGATGAAAACGCTCAGGGACAGGCCGGATGCGACCCTTCTGATGGAACAGACGCTCGCAGAGGTGGCTACTCATCCTCTTTCCTCTTCGGAAGAGGCGCGCGCGGAAATACTGGGGTACGCCCGGTCGATGCTCGAAGGGGCATACGACTACTGACGTTCGGCAAGAGATGTGGGTTCCACGTGTCGCGCAGTGCGCACATCTCAGGCCACCTCCAAGGTGACAATGCGGTCGGCGTCCGGGTCCTGCGGGCGACGTTGCTGGGCCGGCTGTTCCTCATGGCCCAGCAGCTTCACTACCTGCGGCAGCGCGGGGATGATGTCCGTCTCGCCCCACCCTTCCACCTGCTCCAGCGGCAGGCCCAGCACCTTCGCCAGGTGCGCGTCCGTCTTGAAGCCGAACTTCTGGCGCAGCGCGCGCTTGTTCATGCGGCTATCCACCAGCTGGCGGATTTGAGCGACGGGCGTGGCTTGCGGAGCGGACTCAGCATCGCCGTTCGCGGCTGGCGGACAGCCGAAGACATCGGGGCGCAGGACGTGCCGGGACACACCGGTGGCGGCCTCTATAGAAAGCACATGCCTCGGCGGAACCGGCCTGTTGCCGCTGACCCACTGGTTTACCGCCTGCGGGGTAACACCCAAAAGGCGTGCAATTCCGGCCTGGCCGGCCCCCAACTTCTCGATCGCGGCAGAGATAGCGTTCATATGGCTAGCTTAAGCATCACTTTAGTATTCAGTCAAGCGATGCTTTCTTACAATCATCCCGCGTGCATTCGACAATCAAGCGATGCTTGACAACCACGCCATGGCGGCCGCAATCAGATCGGCCATCGAAGACTCAAAACTGACCCAGAAGGGAATCGCAGATGCCTTCGGCGTGACCGAACAGGCCGTGTCCGGCTGGCTGCGGACCGGCAAGGTAGATAAGCGAAAGCTGCCGAAGTTGGCCAGCCTCACTGGGAAGCCCTTGTCTCACTTCGGGATGGGTGAGGCGATAGGCGTCGTCTCTTCCCCTGCGACTTCTGCCAGCTATGTTCGCGTCCAACAGCTTGACGGAGACGTAGACATGGGGGATGGAAGGATCAACGACGACTATCCAGATATCGTGCGGGGTATGGACTTCGCTCCGACCTACATCAGATCAGTTGTTGGATTCGTCCCTGCCCCAGGGCGCCTGGTGCTGGTCACTGGCCGCGGTGACTCAATGATCCCTGTGATTCAGCCAGGTGAGTCGCTGATGGTCGACACCGGGATCAACTCGTTTGATGGCGATGGCATCTACTTACTCAATACGGGGAACGGGCAACAGGTGAAGGCCTTGCAGGACCGCGGCGATGCAGTCTACGTAGTGAGCGCGAATGCGTCGCTGTACCCAGCCTTCCCCATGCCGGTGAACACGGTCATCGGGGGCAAGGTGTACCTGCGTAACAGGATCGACCGATTCAACTAACGGACTAGAGCAATAGGGGGATGAAGTGGCTTTGATATCGTGCGTAGAATGCGGCCGCCAAGTTAGCGACCAAGCAGCGGCGTGTCCCAATTGCGGCCATCCGGTGCGCGCTGCCGCCCCGCCGCCAATTCAGGCGACTTACCAACCTCCGCCGCCGCCGGCACCTAAGAAAAAAGGGTCGTCGGGTTGCGCAGTGATCATCCTGCTGGTCGTGATTTTTGTCATCGTCGCCTCTTGCCTCCCGTCCCGCGATAAAGCTGACACAGCTGCCAGCTCCCCGGCGCGGGCTTCTGAACCGATCACGCGCGAGGCTCCAGAGGTGCAGCGCGCGCGGCTGCTGGCCGAGGCCAAGAGCGAGACTGGAACGCATCAAAGCAGGCTATCAGCTGCTGAAAAGCTCCTGAGCTCCTTTGCGGTATCCGATGAGGCCAAGCAGGCTGAGCCGATTGCAAAAGAGATGCGCGAGGCGATTCGCAAAGCCAGCTTGGGCAAGCAGTGGCAGTACTGGGATCAGGACGATGGGATGACCAGCCGCATGTCCCGTGGCGCCACAGTGACGAGCAGCAATACGCACGAGTTTGATTTCCCCTACGCCGGCGCGCAGCGAGCAAAGCTCGTACTGCGCAGGCACCCGAGGCACGGCAACGATGTAATGCTGGAGATCGAAAGAGGCCAGCTGCAGTGCACCAGTTACTCGGGTTGCGACGTGCTCGTTCGCTTCGGCGAAGGTCAGCCACGGCGTTACAAAGCGATGGGACCGGCCGACAATTCTAGCGAAACCCTTTTCATCGAAGGCTATGCCGATTTCGTGAGGCGCATGCAGGCAGTGGAGACTGTCCGCATCCAGGCCAACGTTTACCAACAGGGCGCCCCGCTCTGGGAATTCGACGTCAGCGGGTTCTCACCCGAGCGCCTCACCAAGTAATCCGCGCAAGCCATAGCCCCGCTCTCGCGGGGCTTTTTTTACTCGATCACTAAAGCGCTGCTTGACATTGACCTAAAGCGTCGCTTTACTACACCTGTCGCCGAAGACGCCCCATCCCGGGGCCGGGCGCAGGAGACCCAACCATGCCGACGCATGAGCGCCCCATCCGGGCAATGGCCACCGCAATGCGCTGCATCAGCGCCTTTGCTGCCGGTTTCACCGCTGCTTTCGTCAGCAGCTTCGACAAGGGCCGCTGACCATGGCCGCCCTCGCCCTCGCCTCCCAAGGCCCCATCACCGCCGAGGCCCGGCCCCGCGCTGGCGTGGTCTGCATCCAGCTGCCCAGCGACGGATACCTCCACGCCAATCCCGAGGAAGCTGCCCGGCTCGCCCAGGACATCGAGCGCGCGCTCGTCGAGCTGCGCATGGCCGACACCACGGCCCAGCAGTACGCCAATGCCCTCACCTTCACCAAGGCGGAGGCCGCATGAGCGGCCAGGTCTTTGACTTCCGACAGTTCCAGACCGTGCGGGACAACGTTCGCGAGGCCGGACTGAACCCTGCTCCGTTGTTCGCTCAGCTCCGTTCGGCACAGCGCGCGGGTAACCGTGGCAACGCCGTAGTCGCCGCCGCTCAGAAGCTGAGCCGCCAGTTCCGTGACGACCTGTCGCCGGGTGCCGCATGAGCCTGCGCCACTCGATGGGCCTCGGTGCCCGACCGTTCGTCGCGTCCATGGATCTCCCGCCAAAGAATCTCCAGGCGCGGCGCACCATTAAGCACGACTGGGCAGGCTACGGAACGCTTCGAGCCGTGATGGAGTTCACGAAGTGGGCCCACGAGCAGGAGCGGTTCCCAACCGTCGATGCCGTGCAGACCAGGTTCAACGTCTGCCGCGCGACCGCTTTTCGCTGGACGCGGGCGTTGGCAGAAACCTACGGCATCCCGCCGGAGACACGGCACCAGGCTGGTGGCGAATGACCGATCTCGACTTCATCGCCGCCATGCAGACCAGCTTGCCGCCCCTGCCCGCCCCGAACGCCATGGCGCCCGCAGTGATCCTCAAGGGCAACGCCGATATCGCCATCCACCATCCGGACGCCGTCGGCGCAGGAGCTCCCATTGAACACGATTGATATCAGCGTCCCGACCGAGCAAGGCCCTTGGGATATCCAGGCGCTCAAGGTGAGCGAGAACTTCTGCATCCACGGTGCTATTGGCGGGGACCACGAGGTAGTTGTCACCCACGTGCGGACCGGACGGGTGGCCGTGACCGCCAATACGGTCGCCGCAGCAGCCGAGGCCGCTTGGGCGCTGGAGCGCCTGCCGATCGACTGGTCGTTCGATGACTGGACCGTCAGTTCCCGCCTTGCTGCCTCGCACGGCGATGTTTTGAAGCAGATCGGCAAGGCTTGCGCATTTTCCGATCTTGAAGGCCTGCGACAGATCGGGAGCGCGGGGGTGCGCCAGTGAGCCACCTTACCGTGCCCGCCTACTGCGCCTTCGCCGCCGGCTTCTGCCTGGCATTGCTCGCCCGCGCTATCCAGACCGCCGCCCACACCTTCACTGCCGTTTTTCTGATCGCCGCCTTGTACTTCGCCTGGCGCGCGGTGGTGGAGACCCGCAAGAACTGGCCGGCCTTCAAGGCGGAGATGCGCCGCCGCAACGACGACCGCCGTCGCGACGCGCAGCAGAAGCGCTACCCCTACACCGATACCCACTGAATCCGCCCGCTCGGCCATGCCGAGTCCCGCGCCGGCCGGGTTCCACGCGCCGGCAATCCCTTTCAGGAGCAGCCATGTTCTTCCGTAACCTCGTCATGTTCCGCTTCCCCATCGGCCTCGACTTCTCCCAGGTCGGCGAGCTGCTGCCGGCGGCCACCCTGAAGCCGGTCGGACCGCTGGAAATGTCCTCCCGCGGTTTCATCTCGCCGTTCGGCCGCGAAGAGACCGAGCAGCTGCATTTCGCCATCGACAACTGGTTGTGGCTGACCGTCGGCGCCCAGGACAAGATCCTGCCGACATCCGCCGTCGCCGATGCCTTCGAGCAGAAGCTGGCCGAGATCGAGCGCAACGAAGGGCGCCGCCCCGGTGGGCGCGAGCGCAAGCGCATGAAGGACGACCTGATCCACGAGCTGCTGCCGAAGGCTCTCGTGAAGTCGTCCCGCTGCGATGTGTTCCTCGACCTGGCACGCGGCGTCGCCTTTGTGGACACCAGCAGCCGCAAGCAGGGCGAGTACCTGATGTCGGACATCCGTGGCCTGCTGGGAAGCTTCCCGGCTATGCCGCTCAATGCCGAAGTCGCGCCGCGGTCGGTGCTCACCGGGTGGATCGCAGGTGAGACGCTGCCCGCTGGCCTCTTCCTTGGCGAGCAGTGCCAGCTGGAAGACCCCGTCACCGGAGGCGCGATCGCCAAGCTAGACCGACAGGAGCTCGTCAGCGACGAGATCCGCAACCACCTCGATGCCGGCAAGCAGGTGACCCGACTCGGCCTCGTGGTCGAGGACAACGTCTCGCTGGTGCTGGGCGATGACCTGGTCGTGCGCAAGCTGCGCTTCCTCGATGGCGCCCTGGACAAGTTGGAGGACTGCGACGACGGCCGCCGCGCCGAGCTGGATGCCCGCTTCGCACTGCAGGCCGGCGAGCTGGGCGCGCTGTTCGACCGTTTGGCCGATGCATTCCGCATCAGCGCCGCGAACTGAGGCCCGGCTATGGACCAGAAAACCAAAATCCTGTCTCCGACCGCCGACGATCTGCGCCAGCTGATCATCTGCGACACCGATTTCAGCGAGGTGGGCCAGACCGACCTCAATCCCGAGACCATGCAGCGCCTGGAGCAGCTGGGCTGGCTCGCAGAAGGTGACGAGAACGGTGAGTACGCCTTGACCGCTTCCGGAAAGCTGGCCGTACGGCGGGCGCTGGGCGATGTCGTGGCCTTCGTGCAGTTCAAGGCTGACCGGGTCGGCCGCACCTATATCGCGGGGCCGATGACCGGACATGCCGATTTCAACTATCCCGCCTTCAACTTTGCGGCAGCGCTGCTGCGCTCCGCCGGCATCGCGGCAATCAACCCGGCCGACCACGGCGTCGTGCCAGGCGCCACGTGGGAAGACTACCTGCGCAGCGATATCGCGCAGCTGGCCACCTGCGAATCGATCTACTTCCTGCCGGGCTGGTCGCAGTCCCGTGGCGCGCTGCTGGAGCACCACATCGCCACCTCCCTTGGCATGCGGCTGTTGTTCGCTGAGGGCGCCGAGCCCGAGGCCGTGCGGCTGCGGGATGAGCTGCGGGATCGGGCTGATGCCCCCGACGTGCGCACCAGCGAGGGAGGCCGGCGCTTCATTGCCGAATTCTTCGCCCGTGAGCTACGCCGCAACGACTTCGGTCGCTACATCACCACGACGCTTGCGGCGGATTTCGCATGCGCCCTGGCTCAGTACCTCGCCGCCCGCCAGCCGGTGGGGGAGCCGGTCACTGTTGAGGCTGTAGCAACCGTTCGACGCGGCGGCGATGGCGAGCGATACATCGACTGGCTGACGGAGGGCGGGATTGCCGATCTGGAAGTGGGCGACGTGCTGATGGTGTCCGACCGGGCAATCACCGATGAAGACGGATCGGGCGAGGTCTACGCCGCCCCGCCCGCGCAGGCCGTTGACCTGGAGCAGTTCCGTTATCTCGCTCAATGGGTGAAGGACGGGTGCAATTTCCTTCAATGCGATCCGGCGAAGATCGACAGCTCGGCCAGCGAATTGCTGCGGGCCATCAACGCTACGGAGAGTGCAAAGTGAGCCGCGCGGATGATTTCAACCGGATTACGAAGGGGGTTCCGGTTCGCGTTCTGGCTCGGGCCTTTAACGTGCTTACACCGGGCCTTGATTGGCGAGGCAGCGGCAGGCCAGCAATTCGAGATTTCTACACCGGCGCAGACTCCCTGAGTAAAGAGGGGGTCAATATCACGGCTTCCAATCTGGAGGCCAGTATTGCCGCAGAGCAAGCCACGAGCGTAACTGAGCGAAACCGCCTGCTGGCCCTGATCGACATCGGCAAGGCGGTGCCCAATGGCTGACGCCACCGCTTCGGCTTCTCTACCCGCCGAGCAGCTGGATATTCTCCGGCACGCCCTCGGCATCGGCCACGGCGGATGGGAGCCGAGTCACCGCAACCACTTTGCGGCCGGCCATGGCAGCGCCGACCACAAGCTCTGTGTGGACCTGGTAGAGCGCGGCCTGATGTCGAGACATCAGGGGAATGCACTCTCGGGCGGCGATGACGTCTTCTGCGCTACCGGTGCCGGCCGAAAGGCCGCCGTGGCGCTGCCGCCGAAGCAGACCCCAGGCCAGCGCCGCTATGCCGCGTTTCTCCGCGAGGACAGCGACGTCTCTTTCGGAGACTGGCTGCGCCGCGAATCGCGGGCACGCTCTCTCGGACTGCCGCGCTATGGCTGATCCGGTCCGCAACGTCACCAGCGCGCGCCCTCACGGCGCCCGCTTCTTCCTCGCCACCCTGCAGTGCGGCCATCAGGTCATGTGCCCGGCCATCCGCATCCGCGGCTCACGCTTCTCCGTGCGCGCTCCGTCCACCGCTTCTTGCAACCAGTGCCCCAAGGAATCTACCCATGGCTGATGGCTCTCGCTCTTTCAATTTCCCGGCTCCGCAGAAGTCGCGCCTGCGCCCTGGCGAGATCGTGGTGGACCTATTTGCCGGCGGCGGCGGCGCCAGCGAAGGCCTTAAGCAGGCGCTGGGCGTCGACCCGGCGCTGGCCTACAACCACGACGAGCTGGCCATCGGCATGCACGCGGCCAATCACCCTCTAACCCAGCACCACCGCGAGGACATCTGGCACGCGGATCCGCGCGTAGACGTGGCCGGCCGCCCCATTGGCTGGTTCCACGCTTCCCCGGACTGCACTCACTTCAGCCAGGCCAAGGGCGGCCAGCCGCGCAGCCGGAAGACGCGCGCCCTGTCTTGGGTGGTACTGAAGTGGGTTGGCCAGCTGCGGCGCGCGGATGCGCTCTACGGCACCAATACTGCGCCGCGCATCATCTCCATGGAGAACGTCTGGCAGATCCTGACCTGGGGCCCGCTGGTGGCGAAGCGCTGCAAGGCGACTGGCCGCGTCCTGCGCATGGATGGCACCGTTGCTGAGCGCGGCGAGCGCGTGCCGGTGGACAACCAGCAGCTGGTGCCCGACAAGCGCCACAGCGGCCGCACCTGGGATCAGTTCGTCGCCGCCTTGCGTGCCCTTGGCTATGTGGTGGAGTGGAAGAAGCTGATCGCAAGCGACTTCGGGGCCGGGACCAGCCGCGAGCGCCTGTTCCTGATCGCGCGTCGGGACGGCGAGGCCATCGTATGGCCGAAGGCCAGCCACGGAGCCGGTCCAGGCCAGCAGCCGCGCGTGTCAGCCGCCGACTGCTTGGACTTCAGCATCCCCTGCCCCTCCATCTTCGGACGGAAACGTGACCTTGCGGACGCCACCATGCGCCGCGTCGCCAAGGGCGTAATGCGACACGTGCTGCAGGCGGCGGATCCCTTCGTGGTGCCGGTGCCTTCCGCGTGCGCAGACAACTCAGCCGCCGCAGCAGCCTTCATCGCCGAGCATGCCAATGCCAGCAACCAGCGGACGATGGCTGCCGACGAGCCGCTGCGCACGGTCTGCGCAGGGGTAAAGGGCGGACACTTCTCGGTGGTGACGCCTATCCTTGCCGGTGTTGGCGGCCGTGCTGGCCAGACCGAGCCTCGCTCAGGCGCAGATCCGCTGTACACCATGACCGCGAAGGCGGACACCGCGCTGGTGGCGCCTTCGCTGGTGAAGTTCCGGGGCGACAGCATCGGACATCCCGTGACTGATCCTGTCCCGACGATCACATCGGGCGCTGGCGCAAAGCGCCCGGCGGGGGCTGCGCACGCCCTCGGCATTGCGGCAGCGAGCTTGGTGACCCTGCGTAACAACATGGTCGGCGCCGACGCTGGTGCGCCGCTGAGCACGATTGCGGCGCAAGGTGGCCACCACGCCCTCGCTACGGCTTTCGTCGAGCAGGCCAACGGAGGTTTCTACCAAGGTGCAGGCAACGACGCGCGCGACCCAGTGAGCACCATCACCGCCAGCGGCAGCCAGCAGAGGCTGGTCACGGCCCACCTGATGACCAACACCAGCGCGCACCGCGGCGCCGGCGGTTCCGACCCGGTGCCGACCATCACCAGCGTTGGGAATCAGGCGCTGGTGGAATGCACGCTCAGTCAGGAGCAGATCGAAGGCGCCGAGCGGGTGGCGGCCTTCCTGGTGAAGTACTACGGCACCGGCGCCAACGCGCCCAGCCTGCTCGACCCGATGGCCACCGTAACCACGAAAGACCGCCTCGCGCTGGTCACCGTGGTGATCAAGGGGACGCCTTACGTGATCGTGGACATCGGCCTACGCATGCTCAAGCCGCACGAGCTGTTCCGTGCGCAGGGCTTCCCGCAGGGCTACATCATCGATCGTACCGCCAACGGCACGCCGCTCAAGACCACGGCCGCTGTGCGCATGGTCGGCAACAGCGTCAGCCCACCGCCACTGCGCGCACTCGCGGAGGCCAATCTGGATCCCATCGCATCACCGCTGGCGGTCGCGGCATGACCACGCTATCGCCTGCACTGCTCCAGCTCGGCCAGTACTTCGGCCAGGCCGCGGTTGCTGCCCAGCGCGCGAGCGTGCCGGGTCTGTCCGGGCTGGCCCGCCTCCAGCCACGTCGCAGCGTGAGTCCGCAGGGTGACGTTTGCCGCCTCGAGCACCACATGATGCCGCGCGTTCCGCTGCAGCTCCACCAGCTTCGGACCGAAGACGCCCAGGAGCGTGGCATCGGAATCCTGCAGCAGCTGCTCGGCATCGCCCTCGATGTACGTGCCGTGGTGCACCTGCTTGGCGAGCGCGTCGAGCAGGTCCGCAAGCCTTCGGTCGACACCAGGCGCAGGCGTGCGCAAGAGCCTTCGCTGGTGGGGCGGCACATACCGCTTGTCCAGCAGCAGGTCCTGCACATCCGCGCTCATGCGCAGCTCGCCAGCCAACCCCTTGGCAGCGCCATGCAGCTCCGCATGCGTCGAATTAGCGAACAGATTCATCCGTTCCATCGTATTGGCTTCCGCTCCTTCCATTCCAGTCGAGGTGCCCAATGACCCAGTGCCAGATCGACCACCCCGAGGGCCTGCCGCCCTGCGCCGCCGGTCACAGCGCGCGGCATATCCATGACGGCCGCTGCGCCAGCGCCGGCGGCGGCCACTTCGTCGAATGCCGCTGCAAGAAGACGGCCAAGCACGCCGATCCGGGCGCGGCGCTGGCCAGCTGGCGCCAGCTGAACCGTCCCGTGCGCAGCACGCGCAAGGCTCCTGAGCCGGCCAGCAACGTTGTACAGATCCCCCTGCGCCTGGCGGCTTCGGCCGCCGGATCCGCGGCATGACATCGAGGAAGACATGACCGAATCCATCACCACCGCCGCGCCGCCGCGCCTGCTCCGCCTCAAGGAAGTGCAGGAGCGCGTCGGGATGTCGAAGACGACGATCTATGACCGGATCAAGGCGAACACCTTCCCTGCCCCGGTCCACCTGGGGACTATGGCCGCATGGGTGGAATCCGAGGTCGACGCATGGATCCACGCCCGGATCAACGAGCGGGATAGCAAGGCAGCATAGGTTGGGGGCATGGCTGGGGGCACCTATGCCCCCAGCATCGCAATACTAGCTGTCTACTCAATCACTTACGAATGGAAATGGGTAGAGCCCACCTCCACCATTGAAGGGACCGGGAAGGTCCGCGAGAGCCCGGAAACCCCCGCATTTCAAGGGTTTCCGGGCTTTTTCGTTTACCGCTTCAGTCATCCTGCACCAATGAACCGCGCTGGATGCGCGACAGCCTCCAGCCCGCATGGGACCGGAAATACCCGGTGTCGCCGGTCAGGGCATAACGGCATGCGGCCCAGGCCGATACCAACGGTGAGGCGTGCCAATGGCGCGCTTTTGCATAGGCGTAGCGAACAGCAGTCATCAGGCAATCGATCTCCTGATGGCTTCGCGCCGCAAGCGGAGCTTCTTCCATACGAGTGTGGCCGCCTGCAGCACGACCAGCGTCGAGGCAAAGGCTGCGGCAATGCCGAGCAGCGCAATCATGAGCTCCATGAGTGAGTCCTGTGTGTGGGGGGCTTTTCACGCCTACGCAGGCTTTCACCTCCGTGCAGAGTCCCCCTGTTGACCCTTCGCGCAGCGTCAATTTGTCGACGCGCCGGTTAAACCCGCGTGATTCTGACGCGTTTGGCCAATTGGGAAGTCCAAGGTGCGAAGCAGGTCACAGAACAGTCTGAACGAACATCCTGAAGCGTTAATGTTAACCGTTCATCAGAGTACTGACAGCGGGGCAGCCTCATGCAAATCTATGCGCCCCCTACGCCAGACCAGTGACGCTGGCGAATCGATCCAGAAGGACGCTGCATGAGAGACCTGCGACCGATACTGCTCGTAGAAGACAGCCTGCAGGACGCAGAGCTGACCATCGCCGCACTGGCCCGCTGCCAGTTGCTCAATCCGGTCATCCACGTGCGCGATGGCGAAGAAGCGCTGGATTACCTGCGCAGCACCGGACGCTACGCCGGCCAGCACCACGGTGGCCCGGTCGTCGTGCTGCTGGACCTGAAACTGCCCAAGTTGAATGGCCTGGAAGTGCTCGCCGAGATCCGCCGCGACGCCGCCCTGCGACATACCCCGGTGGTGATGTTGACCGCCTCCCGCCAGGACCGCGACCTGGTGAAAAGCTACGAAGTGGGCGTGAATGCGTTCGTGGTCAAGCCGCTCGACTTCGACGAATTCCTGTCCGCCGTACAGGAGCTTGGCATGTTCTGGGGAGTGACCAACCAGCCGCCGCCCCCGTTCCTGCCGACCGCCTGAGGCGGATGCTTCGCGCAGCCGGCCGCGCGGCGCGCGGATTCACTGCATCGGGGTTGTGGCACGCCTCATCGCCGGCCTTCATGCGTTGGTCCACATCGCGCCGGCGTGGCCCTTCAACAGTTCCCGCCCGCACACGATCAGGCACTCCACGCTCTGTTCGGACACCATGCTGGCGGTGATGTGGTCCTGCTGGAGCAGATGCGCGGTGTGCAGGAAATCCAGGATGTTGGACAGCGCGCGCAGCGTGCTGACCGGGACCGCCGTGCTTCCATCCTGCGCCGGGTCGGCCGCATGGCTCGCGCGCTGCAGCGTGCCGGTGGCCGGTCGCAGTGGCACCACCACGTCGCACGGTCGGGAACGCTCCGCCTGCATCGCTTCCAGCCGCTGTTCCAGCTTTTCGATGAAATGCGGCGGGAAGAGATGCCGCCAGCGCTGTATCCCGCGCAGTGCGGAAGCCGACACACCGCTATGCTCACCGTCCGTTCCCCACTGCGGTGTCCGATGTTCCACCATCTTTCTCTGGGCGTAAGCGACCTCGCCCGCGCCGGTCTCTTCTACGACGCCGCCCTCGGCGCACTGGGCTACCGCCGCGTCTTCGACGGCGATGAATCCATCGGCTATGGCCTGGTCAACGACCAGGACCTGTTGCTGCTCAACCTCACCGACGATGCCGCCCTGCCGCGCGATGGCTTCCACATCGCTTTTGTAGCCACATCGCCGGAAGCGGTTGATGCCTTCCATCGTGACGGTGTCAGTGCTGGCGGCCGGGACAATGGTGCGCCCGACCCCCGTCCCGATTACGGCCCCCACTACTACGCGGCTTTCCTCATCGATCCCGATGGACACCAT